AATGTGTTATCTGACTCTGTTTTAGAAAACATTATTTTAAATGCACAATATAGAATTTTTAGAGATGTCCCTATCGACGCTGATAGAAAACAACAATCCGGTAATTTAGTTCCAGGACAAGAAACTATTAACGCACCAGCAGGTGCTGTTTTTATTAGAGGTATACAAGTTTATGATTCAAGTTCAGTGCTTACAGGATCTAACACTTGGTTAGAGAAAAAAGACGTAACATACTTACAAGAGTATCAACCGATTACAGGCACGTCTGCAGCACAGGGTAAACCAAAATACTATGCTATGTTTGGCGGTGCTACAGGAGAATCAGACACTACATCAGGACGTATATTTTTAGCCCCTACACCTAATACAAACTATAAATTTAGAGTTCATTATAATGTGGCCCCAGCTCTTTTAGAGGGTGACGGTACTAATTATATTAGTTTAAACTTCCCTAATGGCTTGCTATATTGCTGTTTGGCAGAGGTTTATGGCTTCTTAAAAGGCCCTGCAGATATGTTGACTTTGTACGAGCAAAAGTATAAACAAGAGGTACAGAAGTTTGCTAATGAGCAGGTTGGTAGACGTAGACGTGACGACTACACAGATGGAACAGTAAGAATACCAGTAAATTCAGCAAACCCATAGGAGATAAAAAATGGCAAATACAAGCGCAATATGTTCAAGTTTCAAACAAGAACTTTTACAAGGTAAACACAGTTTTGAATCATCAGGTGGACACACTTTTAAAATTGCATTGTTTGACAGTGATGCAACACTAGGTGCAGCAACTACAGACTATTCAACGTCTGAAGAAATCACGAATACTTCTGGAACTGCATATACAGCAGGCGGAGCTACTTTAACAAACGCAGGTGTTTCTTTATCTTCAACAACAGCCTTTACAGATTTTTCTGATGTAACTTACAGTTCAGCAACGTTTACAGCAAACGCTGCTCTGATCTACAACACAACAACAGACGGTGGATCAGGTACAACAGATGCAGTTTGTGCTATTGCTTTCGGTGGAGACAAAACTGCAACTAACGGAACATTCACAATACAATTTCCTACAGCAGACGCAACTAACGCAATCATTAGATTAGCGTAAGGAGGAGTCGATGTCCGACGTTTCTTCAGGTTGGGGTCGATTTACCTGGGGCCAAGCTTATTGGAACAGGGACGCATTACTTGCTACAGGTTGGGGTGCAAAAGCATGGAACGATGGTGAGTGGGGCAATCTTGCTGACGAAACAGTATCATTAACAGGCGTATCATTTTCAGCTTCTATAGGTTCAGTCGACATAGTAAGCACAAATATTATTATCCCAACTGGAATATCTTTCACAGGATCAGTTGGATCTATATCTCCAGTAATTCCAAAAACAGTTGAACTTGGAAGTTTATCTTTTCAATCAACTGTTGATTCATTGACTACAACAGCAGATGCAAACGTATCATTAACAGGTCAAGCAATAACTGGTGCTAACGGTGTAATCACACCTGCAGATCAAGTTATGGGTTTAACTGGTCAATCATCAACTGTTCAACAAGGAACAGCAGTTGCACCAAACGAAGACGTAACTTTAACTGGTCAAGCAATAACTTCATCTCAAGGGACAGCAGTTGGATTTGGTGGTAGTGTTGTATTTCCAACAGGGTTTTCTATTACATCAGCACAGGGAACAGCGATTGCACCAAACAACTCACAAACATTATCTGGTCAAGAGGCTACATTTAGTGTTGGAACACTTGTTGGGTTAGGTTCTGCGGTTGCAGATTTAACAGGTATTTCAATGACAGGAAGTGTTGGAGATTTAGATGCTCCAGATCAAGCTATGGGATTAACTGGTGTATCTTTTACAGGTTCTGTAGGATCAATAACTCCAGCAGATCAATCCATGGGATTAACTGGACAAGAGGCTACAGTTAGTGTAGGAGCAGTAAATGTTAAGGCTTACGCAGATATTGACACGGGCAGTAACACGTCATATAGTAATATTTCAACGGGTTCGAATACATCTTATTCGGATGTTGCAACTGGCTCAAATACAAGCTATAACGACGTAACAGGAGAAGCAGCTTAATGGCATCGACATATACACCTTTAGGAGTAGAGCTCCAGGCAACTGGCGAAAACGCTGGAACATGGGGTACAAAAACAAATACAAACTTACAGATTATAGAGCAGATAACTGGTGGATACACAGCACAATCAATTGCAGGTGGTGCTCAAACAACTACACTTTCAGTTTCTGATGGATCAACTGGAGCTGTTCTTGCCCACAGAGTTATAGAATTTACAGGTACAATTACAGGTAACCAAATCGTTACAATTCCTTTAGATGTACAAACTTTTTATATTTTAAAAAATTCAACATCTGGTTCTTACACAGTACAATTTAAATATGCGTCTGGATCAGGAAATAGTGTTACTTTTACTGCAACACAAAAATCTACAAAGATAGTTTTCGCAGATGCATCGGATGGAACTAATCCAAATATTTATGAAGTATCAACTGCAAGTGATGTGGTTGATGATACATCACCACAATTAGGCGGTGATTTAGATACTAATGATTTTAATATTCTTATTGATGATAATCATGGAATTAGAGACGAAAATGATAATGAACAGTTAGTATTTCAAACAACATCTTCAGCTGTAAATCAATTAGAAATTACAAACGCTGCTACAGGTTCTGGTGCTAAACTAGGAGCTGCCGGTGGTGATTCAAATATTGATTTATTATTATCACCAAAAGGAACCGGTGAGCTTAAAGTTGGTACAGGATCAGCTGCCGCAACAATTACATCAAGCGGTGCATATGATTTAACTTTAGATACAAATTCAGGAACAAACTCTGGAACGATTACAATTACAGATGGTGCAGACGGAACGATTACAGCAACACCAAATGGAACTGGTGTCGTGGCAATTGGTGGTAATACAAACCCAGGGACTCTACAACTTAACTGTGAAAACAACTCCCACGGTATTAAGCTTCAATCTCCACCACACTCAAATTCACAATCTTACACATTAAAATTTCCTACAGGTAACGTAACAGCAGATAGATTTTTAAAAGTTGCATCAGTTACAGGTTCGGGAACAACAGGTGTTGGTCAATTATCTTTTGCCGAAGTATCGGGCGGAACATCATGGCAAGCAGTTTCAACAACTAACGCAACCATGTCTGCTGGTGAAGGATATTTTGTAGATACATCTTCAGCAGCTATTACAATGACTTTACCAGGATCAGCATCACAAGGAGATGAAGTTTCAATTATAGATTACGCAGGTACTTTTGATACTAATAATTTAACAGTAGGGAGAAACTCACACAAGATTCAGGGTTCTGCAGCAGATTTAACAGTGTCAACCGAGAGAGCAGGTTTTACATTGGTTTACG